CAAGAATATCTTTGAACTTCAGTCCATCTTTTTATATAACCTTCATTTATACCATCCCCAGAGACATATTCTTCACGATATATTTCTCTTCTGCAAACATTATAATATCTTGGAACATAATAAGTTGGATAATATCCATTATTTTTGAATGGTCTCCAAAATTGATTCCAAGTTATAGCTTTAGATGGGGAAGAAAATAAAATCAAAAAAAGAAGAACTATAATCTTCATTATGATTCTGCTAGTTTTTGAAAGTATGATAGAGCATCATCTTCATCTTCTCCATCATCAGATGAAGAGATTGAAGATTGTACGCTAGTGTTGGATGTAGTTTCACCACGACGCTCTCTTTCCCATTCTTCCTCTTCTGCAACAACTTCAGGATCTTGATTCTTGGGAACACCACGAAGACCAAGAGTATACTCAAGACGCTTCTTCAGATCATCATATGATTTGAATTCTTTCACGTCTGTAAAGTCATTCAAATTGTTCAGAGATTTGTAGATGCTTTCAAGTTCATCATCATCACCATCAAGTAGAGCAGAAGGAGATGCAAACTCGGACTTATCATAATTCCAGTAACCATCTTTCTTAACAAGTTTTAGTTTGAAGTTAGCACCAGTCCAGAAATCGAAAGGATTGATTGGTTGCTCATCATCAAATTCTGGTTGCATTGCTGCCATAATCTTATCAAAGATTTTTTTACCAAACTTATAAAGAAATACTTTACCTTCATTATCTGGATTGGCAGGATCCTTTACAACGTAAATATTAGCAAAGTAGGAAAGTTTACGCTTTTGTTTACGTGCTTCTTCCTTGTCACGGTCAGAACCAGAGTTCCATAGAACACGGTTCTTCTCACAAACAGGACATTGTTGACCAAGAGTGGTGAGGCAGTTGTCAATCAACCAACCACCAGGACCTTGGAATGCGTGAGACCATACTTGTGCCCAAGGTAGTTCACAACCTTCGGGGGCAGGGAGGAAACGGATAACTGCGGAACCTACACCGCTCTTATCCATAACAGGTTTCCAAAAACGGTCGTCATCTTTGGAACCAGAATCGTTGAGTTTCTCAACTTGTTTGATGAGTTTTTCGGTAAGTGAACCCATCTTTGATTGCTTTTTAAGATCAGCAAATCCCATTCGTATTCTCCGTATTAGTAGTATTGAAAGTGTGTGCCGTATTGGTACGTATTAATTGTAGCAAAATCCTTGTCAAATGTCAAGGCTGTCTTCAAGTTTTTTTATGCTGTTTTCCATAATATTGAAAAAATCATTGATATTTTGTCCGTCTTTTAAACCAAACATTTTAGCGGACTCTATAATTTTTTCTTTCATTTCCACTGCTTCTGGATCATCAGATAAAGATAACCGAAATATAAAAAGTTTCTGTTTTTCAAGAAATTCTTTCATTCTTTCTAAATGCTCTTTTTTCCCTTCTTTATCAAGGAAAGGAAGATTCATAACATCAATAAAAAGTTGATTTTGAAGATCATCCAATTCAAATAAAGATTCCCTTACAAGTTCGGATTCAAAAAAAGAGCTCACAATACGATCTCCCGCAGTACTTCTTTATATTTTGCTACATCAATATTTAGAAATGGTTTATACTTAAATATTTTTAAACTTACGGTTTCCCACACAGGGTCATCAAGACGCTTATCAAATGTAGATGTATAATTTAAAATCAAATCGAGTATTACAATAGTTTCTAAACTAATGACACCCTCAAGATATTTTTTAAGTATCTCTGGGTGTCTTCCTTTTTTGCAGGAAAATAAATTTTTAAAATTTTCTTTTTGAATAAAAACTTCTACTTCTGTTTTAAATGTATAAAATAAACTTTGAATTTTTTTTAACCAATCCATATATACAGATTCACCATTTCTGATGATTTCACCTATCCATAGTGATTGTGGATCATCACAGGAAGAAAAGTTTGCTACAAAATATGCTTTAATTTCATTATCAGTTTTTTGTCTAGAAGTTCTTTCAAAAAAATATCTATCAGTCCTCTTATGAAAAGAGTCTAGAGAAGCTCTAGACTTTCCACAATATTTGAAATAATCGTAATTCTTTTTTGAAAAATGGTTTTTAAATGCAAGATATGTTTTATAAACTTCAAATGGAGTCACTTTATCAAAGAGGTAATTTTGCTCTTGTAGTTTTTTTAAGAAAATTCAATTCTATAGCATTATGCTTTAGTTTTTCTTTTAATGGTTTAGAAATTAGTTTTGATATATTCTCGACCTCAATACTATTTTCTTCACAATAAGTGACAATTGCATCAATATAATTAATTTTAGATTCTTTTACAATCTTTTCAATTTCTTGTGCAAATTTTTGAGGACACAAAAATTTTGTGTTTAATTCTTCTTTTACTTGATCATCCATATTCCTGAAGTTTATCTCTAACAAACTTTCTAATGTATTCTGTGAGAAGTTTAATGTATTTTGTTTTGTCTCGTTCTTCATAAACAATGCATTCTCCATTTTCGCAAGCCATAATAATTACAAGTTTTTTAACTGAAATACCAGTCAATTCATAAAGCATACATCCATATGCCATACATTGAACAAAATAATGATCGATCCACTCTCTTGGTTTAGGTTTTTTAGAAGTCTTAAAGTCAATTATTGCCAACTCGCCGTCATATTCAGCGATACAATCTACTGTCCCAGCGATACCTAATTGCCTACTATATAGCGACCCTTCAAGAGCGTGAATATTATTTATTCTATCAAGTTGTGGTTTAGCAATCTTAAAAAGAAAATCAGAAAGAGGTTGAACTTTCGGTAACTCTTCATTTTTAAGATGCTGCTCAACAAGTGTATGCATATCAGTTCCGCGACTTGTTGCCGCTTTTGTAATACGCTCTGCTTGCTCATTGCCAACTTTTTTGCGCCATTTAATAAAAATTTCTTTATTGAAATGGCTAGTTACAGAGGTAATAGATACCAATCGGATAAGTTCTTCCTCTGTTGGAACTTTATAATAACGAACTCCTTCAATAGTTTCCCTCTCCAGTTGAGGAAGATTCAATTCAACGTGATTAAACATCAAAAACCTGCTTCCATCTTTGCAATAATATATTCTTTGACTAGTCCTGAACGGACAATATCATCAACACCAAATTCAATTATATCAAATGATGGCATTTTTCTCAAGATATTCATAAAATCACTAATGCCTGTCCTTTCATTTGTCTTAACCAAATCTGATTGTGAAGCATCACCACAAAAACAAATTCTACTATTTTCACCAACACGAGTAATTATAGAATCAAGTTCGTGGAAATTGAGATTTTGATATTCATCGACAATAATAATAGAATTATCTAAAGTTGATCCACGAAGAAAAGAAGTACTCCAAAACTTAATTGTTTCTTGCTGCTTTAAATTACCATAAAGCATTTCAAAGTCAGCATCACTGGGCATTTGGAACATATACTTTACCATATTCTTATAAGGAATTTGATAAAGAGCAGACTTATCATCATGGTCTCCTGGAAGGAATCCAATCTCACGGGTTGCAACTAAAGAACGAACAATATAAATTTGCTCATAAGGAGTAATTTCATTAAGAACTTCTTTTAATGCATTGTAAAGTGTAATAAATGTTTTACCAGTTCCTGCACATCCATATGCAACTAAATGTTTTCCTTCAGAATAAGAATCAAAAAGTTTTTTCTGATTTTCTGTTAAAGGATCAATATCAATCAAATAATCGGAACTAATTGGTTTTCTTCTTTTCATCTGCTTGGCAGTCATTCCAACTCCAATTGGATGATTGTCATTGTTTCTTCTTTTTCTTGCCATTAAATTACTTGTAGGGTTTTACTGTAGCTCCTGGAACTTTAGATACTTTGTGAAGTACCTCATTCCATCCTCCATCTGTTTTGTTCTGAAAATCACCAACAGAACTTACAGAATTTAAAATAGTTGGCATTTGTACAATATTTGGATGTTCTTTAAGATAAGGTTCCCTTTCTGCCATATACATCCATTTTTCAAAAATTTCACCCGTATCTGTGTTTTGGAATCTATATGTTGGCATTAGTATCAATTATATACAAAAATATTTATTCTATAGTTATTGAGGGTGCATCCACGCACTCTGTACATCCTTTACGAGACCAACCAAGTGCTTCAGATACTGCAGGGAACTGACAAGTAAAGATACAACGAACAAGTTCTGCAATCTCCATATGTTCCTTCTGCGTACCGTGTGCAGAGCGAAGATCAATATAATGAATCCATGACCGCACAGAACCGGTCATATAGAGTCTTGTGGGGGTCGCCAAGGGGAGTACAAACCTTGCACACTCCTTTGCTACTCCTTTCTCCAGAAGTCTATTGTAAAGACGTAGACCTTGCTCAAAATGAACGCGGATGTCTTCGGTCAGGGTCAGTTTTAAATAGTCAGGAATATCATCAATTGAGTTTTGACGATTCTTTGTATCCTGACGACGTAGTTCAGGAAGAGGAATAGTATTGTTTAGAAGATTAGTATCAGCATACCGTTGCGAAAATTCTTGATATGTGAACGAACGGTGACGAAGGATTTGAGCCGCCAGTCCAC